ACTTACTACGAAGGTGGTGGTGGAGGTGGTGGAGCTACAGCCTCAGGTGCTAATTCAGCATCTCAAAATGGTGGAGCAGGTGGTGCAGGAGCACCAAACGATATTTTAGGATCAGCAACAACATATGCCGGTGGTGGTGGAGGTGGTATTAGACTTAACACTCCAGGATCACAAGGTAATGGTGGAGCTGGCGGAGCTGGCGGTGGTGGAGCAGGTGGAAATGCTACATTGCCAGAAGCTAATGTAGATGGTGATGCTGGTACAATCAACACTGGTGGTGGTGGAGGTGGTGGAGGTCTTAAAAATCCTCCGGCTCCTGAGTATCCTGGTCCAGGTGGAGCAGGTGGTTCAGGTATTGTAATTGCAAGAGCGCCATCAACAGCAGGAGTAATACTTACTGCTACAAATCCAGGTGGTCAACAACCAGGATCAAGTCCAAATTATAACGAAATTTCTTTTGCTCCAGATGGTAGTGCAGTTGCAAAATTTATAGCATCAGGAACTTTAAATATATTAGATTCAAGTACTGGTATTAGTGCAAATTATTTAATTGTAGCTGGTGGTGGAGGTGGTGGATTTAATCAAGGTGGTGGAGGTGGAGCTGGTGGTTATAGATCATCAGGTTATGGTCCTTCTCCATTACGGGGTTGTAACGTAACTTTAGGAGTAGGAACTTATTCTGTTACCGTTGGTAGCGGAGGAGCTGGTTCTAGTTGTACTAACGCAGCAGGTACTTCAGGAACTGATTCTTCTTTTGTTGGAATAACATCAGCTGGTGGTGGCGGAGGTGGATCAGAAGGTCCAGGAAGTGCACCTAACAGACCAGGTAGAAATGGTGGATCTGGTGGTGGAGGTTCAGGACAAGCTAATCCAGGAACTGGTGGAACAGGAAACACACCTGCAGGATCAGGTATTATGGCAGCATCTATGGGAAATCCAGGTGGTAGTAATAACACAGGTGGACCAGCATATGGAGCTGGTGGAGGAGGTGGAGCAACCGCAGCTGGTTCAAATGGAACCACTTCAAAAGGTGGAGATGGTGGAGCAGGAGCACCAAACGCAATTACAAATTCTACTGTTACATACGCAGGTGGTGGCGGTGGAGGCTCTTTAGGAAATCCAGGAACATCAACTGGAGGAGCTGGTGGTGGTGGAAATGGAGCAGGAACTCCAAACAGAGCTGGAGCAACAGGAACTGCTAATACAGGTGGTGGCGGTGGTGGTGGATCTGCTTGTGCAACAAATGCAGGTTATGCAGGTGGATCAGGTATCGTAGTAGTACGTGTACCAGGATCAACAAGTGCAAGTGTTGCCCCTGGAACTAATAGTATTGCAACATTACCAGCACCAGCTGGAGGATGTAAAGTAGCATCATTTACTGTATCTGGAACGTTGACAATTAGTTAAGATTGAAATATAAAATATAAATTTAAGGAGTAAAAATATGGCACATTTCGCAGAATTAAAAGCAATGACAGATCCTACTGGATTTACGTCAGATTCACACCAAGTAGTACAAAGAGTAGTGGTTGTAGGAAACGATTGCGTTCCTTCAGACATGCATCCTGATGGAGAAACATGGTGTATAAATTTTTTTAAAGGTGGGATTTGGAAACAAACTTCTTACAATCACAATTTTAGAAAACAATATGCAGGAATTGGAATGGTTTATGATCCTGTAAAAGATAAATTTATAGGAAAACAACCTTGGGCATCTTGGTCATTAGATAGTGATGATAATTGGCAAGCACCAATAACTTATCCAACAATTACAGAAGAAGGTGATGTTAGATATCATATTGTATGGAACGAAACAAAATACAACGCTGACAACACTAAAGGTTGGGAAGCAACTAAATCAAACGACGAATCGGAAACACCTACCAAATACGATTGGAATGGCACAGCTTGGGTGTCCGAATAGGAGGACACTAAATGCCAAGATCTGGCTCAACAAACGGTGGAGTAATTGGAAAGACAAATAGAACTTCGTTTGGAAAATGCACTGTTACAACTAAAACAGCGAACGCGTGTAGTGCAGTTACTACACAACCAGGAACTAGACTAGCTCAAATGTTATTAGTAGCTGGTGGTGGTGCTGGTGGTGGAGATGGTGCTGGCGGTGGTGGAGCTGGTGGTGTTATATGTCAAGAAATTCCTGTACAAGGTGGATCAGCTTTAGGAGCAGTCGTTATTGGAGGCGGTGCTGCACAAACAAATCCCGTATGTAATCCTGCAGCTAGCGGAAGTAATTCAACTTTTGTTGTAGGTTGTACAACTTATACAGCTACTGGTGGTGGCGGTGGTGGAAAAAATTCAGCTGGAACCGCTGGAGGATCTGGCGGTGGTGCCGAGGGTTCTGGAAATTCAGGTGGAGCAGGAACTGCATGTCAAGGTAATGCTGGTGGTAATGTTGTTAGTCCTGTACCAGCAGATACTGGAGCTGGAGGTGGTGGTAAAGGCGCAGTCGGTGGTGACACAGCTGCTCCGAATACATCAGGAGCTGGTGGAGCAGGTTTAACAATTTCATCTATATATCCAGGATCACCTATATCCGCAGTCGGTGGTGGTGGCGGTGGTGGTGGCTCAGGTGGAGCTGGAGGATCAGGTGGTGGTGCAGCAGGAGGTGGACCAGGAACTGCAGGATCAGCAGGTACAGAAAACACTGGCGGTGGTGGTGGCGGTGGTGGTTCAGGTGGACCAGGATCTAGAGGTGGTGCAGGTGGAAAAGGTTTTTTTGCAATTAAAGAATTAAGTAGAGCAAGTGGTGTTTGGTCAATGAAAAGTCAATTTAGTTCAGTAAAACAAGGAACATGGCCAAGAAAATTTGCAATTTCAGGAGCAACTATTTTAGTTGTTGCAGGCGGTGGCGGTGGTGGACACGATAACGGATCAGGTGGTGGAGGTGGTGGTATGATATTAGCCACAGGAGTAGATTTTGATACAGGTTGCGTTGCAGCTGTAATTGGAGGTGGTGGTGCTGGAGGAGCAACAGGCTCAAATGCAGGACCAGGTGTCGATTCAACTTTAATAGGTGCGGGAATTTCATTTACAGCAAAAGGTGGTGGTGGAGCTGCGTCGCCTGGAAGTCCATCAACTCAAACTGCACAACCTGGGGGATCTGGGGGTGGAGGATCTAGAGGTGGTGGTTCAGGAACTAAAGGTTGCGCTACACAAACAGATGCACCTGGTTTTCCAGGTTCTGGTTTTGGTAATCCTGGAGGAACAAGTTCTCCAGAAGCATCTGGTGGTGGTGGAGGTGCCGGTGGAGCTGGAGGCAATGCATCGGGATCAGGACCATTTAATAGTTCAAGTGGTGGATCAGGTGGTTCACATAAAGATGTAAATTCTTTCTTTACTCAATCTCTTCCAAACTCTGGTGATTACGCTGGTGGATCTGGTGGTGGAGGTGGATCTGAAGGAAGTCCTGGCGGTGGTGGAGCTGGAAATCCAGGAGGACCTGGACCTAGTTCTGGTGATGGTGCTGCTGGTACTGCTAATACTGGTGGAGCTGGTGGAGCAGGAGCAGGAAGTGCGCCTAGAGATGGTGGTAATGGTGGTTCAGGTATTATAGTTATTGAATATCCAGGACCAGCTAAAGCAACTGGTGGTTCTGTTACAACTGCGTGTGGTACTACAAAACACGTTATTACTTCTGATGCAACTTTTGCGATAACAGGCTAATTTGACTTTATATTAATACATGTTATATTAAGTTCATAAAGATATATGAACCTTACAAATTACTATTGGTATTTTCAATCAGCAGTTCCTTCTAGGATCTGTGATGACATTGTAAAGTATGGTCAACAACTTCAAGATCAAATGGCAGTTACTGGTGGTTATGGTAACGGTAAAAATTTAAATCAAAAACAAATAAAAGATTTAAAAACAAAAAGAGATTCTAATATTGTTTGGATGAATGATAGATGGGTGTATAAAGAAATACAACCCTATATTCATCAAGCAAATGCAAATGCAGGTTGGAATTTTGAATGGGATTTTTCTGAGTCTTGTCAATTTACAAAATATAAAAAAGGTCAATACTATGATTGGCATTGTGATAGTTGGGATAAACCATATCAAAGAGAAGCTAATGATCCATCACATGGTAAAATTAGAAAACTCTCTGTTACAGTTACTTTATCTGATCCAAAAGATTATAAAGGTGGAGAACTAGAATTTGATTTTAGAAATATGGATCCTGATAAAAAACCTAATATTTTAAAATGTAAAGAGATATTGCCTAAAGGATCTTTAGTTGTGTTTCCTTCATTTGTATGGCATAGAGTGTGTCCAGTTAAAAGTGGAGAACGTAATAGTTTGGTGATTTGGAACTTAGGATATCCATTTAAATAAAGGAGAATATGAAAAAGAAAAAAGCAAAAGTTAAAAAACAAAAAATAAAAAAAGAAAACTTATTATCTTTTCCAAAAAAATTAAATTTAGAACAATATTTTGCATCACCTATATGGTTTGCAGATGAACCTAATTTTGTTGATAAATTAAACAAAGCATCAGATCCATATATTGAAATAGCTAAAAAAAATTTAAAACCAAGTATTGATAAACGTAATAAGAAATTTGGTGACAAAGGTGATATGGGTCACGTGTTTCATTCAACAACATTAATAGGTGATCCTAATTTTGCAGAACTACAAAATTATGTAGGTGCAACTGCATATAATTTATTAGATCAAATGGGTTTTGATTTAACAAATTATCAAGTATTTATAACAGAAATGTGGGTCCAAGAGTTTTCAAAAAAGGGTGGCGGCCATCATACTTTACACACACATTGGAATGGTCACATGTCTGGTTTTTATTTTTTAAAAGCAGATGAGTCTACATCTTTACCTATGTTTGAAGATCCAAGACCAGGCAATGTTATGAATTTGTTACCAGAAAAAGATAAAACAAAAGTAACATATGCATCATCTCAAATTAATTATAAAGTTGAACCAGGTAGAATGATATTTTTTCCATCATACTTACCTCATCAGTACGTTGTAGATATGGGTTATAACCCATTTAGATTTATACATTGGAACTGCCAAGCAATACCAAAAGGAGTATTAAATGTCGTTTAAAAAAAATAAATATAGTGTTTTAAAAAATGCAATATCAAAAGAGTTAGCAGACTTTGTATATAAATATTTTCAAAACAAAAGAAATGTTGCAAGAGTATTATTTGATTCAAGGTATATATCACCATTTACAGAATATTGGGGCGTATGGAATGATGACCAAGTTCCTAATACTTATTCACACTATGCTGATATTGCAATGGAAACTTTGTTAAAAGAAGTGAAACCTGTCATGGAAAAACACACAGGGTTAAAATTAAGTGAGACTTACTCTTATGCTAGAATATATAAACAAGGAGACGTATTAGCCAGACACAAAGATAGATATTCTTGTGAGATATCTACAACATTAAATTTAGGTGGCGACCCATGGCCAATATATTTAGATCCAACAGGTGGCAAAGGTCAAGCAGGTATTAAAGTAGATTTAAAACCAGGCGATATGTTAATTTATTCTGGTTGTGATTTAGAACATTGGCGAGATGAGTTTAAAGGTAAAGATTGTGGTCAAGTATTTTTACATTACAATAAAACAGGATCTAAAATGGCAAAAGAAAATGCCTTAGATAAAAGACCTATGATAGGCATACCAGCATGGTTTAAAGGATCTAAGTTGACAAAATCTAAAAAATAGTCTATACATTAGGCTTGCAGGGGGATGATCCACCACAGATTCCCTCTGCTTAAAATCTATTGAAATCACCTATAATCTGATATAACACCTAATAAACAGGTTTTTATATGTTACAAAAATTAGGCTTTGCTCCAGGATTTAATAAACAAGTCACAGAGACCGGTGCTGAAGGGCAATGGTTTGATGGTGATAACGTACGTTTTAGATATGGT